CTAAACAAGAAGCAAAGATGGCTCTTGACTATGAATTAGTTAGAGTTAAAAATTGTGCAGAATTACAGCAGAAAGGATTCATGATACGTCCTAACACACGTGTATATCATATGTGTAGTGATGTAATACCTATATCTGCATTCAAGAAACAAGTAGCAGCAGCGCAAGCTAAGCTACTACCCCCACCACCACCTAAGAAATGGTGGCAAAAACTTAATCCCCTAAACAAATGATCGTATTAATTAAACCAATTCTATTCGCCTTTATTAAGTCTACTTCAGTTAAGCAATTAATAGTAGACCTTTTAGAAGGTTTAGTCGCATCAACTGAGAACACCCTAGATGATAAAGCAGTCGCTATGGTAAAACTAGCATTATTCCCTGGAGAAAAGTAACAATGAATCAGAAAGGAAAGAAAACTAAGTTAGTTCAAAATGGTACTAATCCCCTTGGTAATCAAGCTAGCACGATATCAGTTATTAAACCTTTTATGAAGACTCACTCTACAAAGAATCCATTCGATCCTAATTCCCCTGATGTACGAACAAGAACCTACCAACATCCTAATAAAAGATTTAAAGCTACAGGTAGTTGGGATAAATTATAAAACATTATGAAGAAAGCCACAGAAACCCAATTCAATGAATTACATAACCTCGTTACAACAGAATTCCTGAAAAGGGTGAAGAGTGGCGAGGCTTCAACACAAGATTTAAAAGCAGCATGTGATTGGCTCAAGACAAACGATGTCAGCGGTGTTGCGTATGATGGTAATCCCTTAGATAAACTATCCAAAGTTATGCCTAAAATAAATCCTGAACTTGTTCAAAGGAGGATGTATGGCGCGAAAAGTTAGTAACCCAGGTAAAACTGCTAGTCATTATAGGAGTAATCCTAAGTCACGTGCTAAACATGTGGAAGACAATAGTCCTGGTGGAAAGTATGCACACACTAATGCATACAAAAGAAAACACGCTAAATTAGCGAAAGAGCTTGGTACCGAAGGAACTAACAAAGATGTTTCACTTAGAAACGGTAGAGCTACCGCTGAAAACTTGAAGATCAACCGCGCACGAGGCGGATCAAAACGTAAGTAATTATGTCTACTATCAACAAAAAAGCTTTTAAAGGATCTGCAATACGTAGTAAGGAATCCGGTAGAAAAATAGGTACAGTAGGTGAGACTGAGAAACCTAAGAAAAATGATACCAGGAATGATGGTAAAGAACGATATAATGGTACTAAATGGGTTACAGTAAATAAAGTAAAAGAAGCCTCTAAGAAAGCAGTTAGAGAAGCTAAGAAGCCTGGAGGTAGAGAGAAGAGTTCCGTTTATGTCGGTAATCGATAGGAGGTATATATGTCAGTAGGTCTTAAAGAACTTGTTAAGGACAATGTAGTCACTCATGCTATACAACAGACAGAGAATACGTCAACTCAAGCAGGTAATCTACTTATTCAAGGAATAAATAAATATTCACAAGGTGTAGAAGCTATAGATAAATCAGTAAGTATAGGTAATGCACTAGGGATTTTGACAGGTCTTCCACAAGAACAGTTGCCACAAAATAGATTGACCAATACTTCTTATCATGATATCAGATCTGGCGCTGTTAATAGAATTAGACAACTGAACCCTACAGCAGGGTTAGTTGCTGATATAGTAGCGCCTAATGTAGCAGATTTAGCATTTGGTGCTGGTAAGATTGGTAAAGCTGGTAGAGGTATTAAACAACTTGTAAAGCGTGGACCTGATGCTTTAAGAATACTTAGAAATGCAGCAAGTGACGCTATTGATCCTAGATCTTTAGCAGTTGCAGGCGGACCAGGTGTGCCAATGAGAATAGGTAGCCAGGCTGCTCAAGAACTTGCTACGTCTCCTGGTTCATTATTTATTAAAGGTGGTGGTGGTGTATCTGATGTAGCTAAATCTGGTAAAGCTAGGAGATTAGTAAGTACTGCAGTAAATGAACAAGTACCCCTAGATCCTGATCTTGCTAGACGTCATGTTGCTAAACGATTTGGAGGTGATCCAAAGAATCAGCAATTTATGAATGACTTAGCACAAATGCATAAAGATGTGCGACGATGGGTTGATGGAAAAGGTAATGGTAGGTTAGCAGGTTATCCAGGTCAGCGTACTATAATAGCTCCAGATGGTAAGAAATATAGAGTTAGAGATTCTAATCTTCAAGGTCAAACAAGGAGATTCTCTATAAACCAGGATATATCTGCACAAAATACTGCACAAATTAGAAAGATTGCACGGGAACCAGATCAACAGTCACTTAAAGCGATATTTGAAAATAATGTACCACCAGACAAAGTAGAGTCAACATTAGCATTTTATAATGCAACAAATAAGAGGATTTACTCACGATTAACGACAGCTAGAAAAAGGTATAATAAACTGAACCCTGACAATAAGACGTCTATAGAACATATTTTTGATGTTGACTTTTATAAAAGATTGAAAAAAGAAGTACCAGGTTTCAAGGGTCAAGGTGCAGATGAATCTTGGAATTTAAAAATGATACCTTATGTATTGAATTCCAAAACAGGTGCGCTTAATAAAAAATCTAAAGATATAGGTGGAGTTTTAATAGATGCTATAAGGAAGGATGAATTTATTGATTACAATAAAGTTGTTAAAGATTTTGTTGACTTAGACTTAGGACCTAAAATTAATAAACTCACACCAGACGATTGGGATGAAATAGTAGATATTTCAATGAAAAATCCTAAACTAAATATGCAGCAAATACTTATAAATTATACTCAAAAGAAAGTAAAAAAGGTTGAACCCACACACTTCTCAGATTGGATACGGAAGCATATCAAACGTTCTCAAGAGATAGGTATCAAAGAACCCGTCTGGAAAGATGGTAGTATAGATTACATCTGGAGACCTCAATCTAATACAGGTCAAATAGATATACCTCCACAAAGTGCTAAAAGTTTTAAAGGATTAAGAAATGAATTCTTTTCACAAATAGAGGATCTACCTAGCGGAAGTGTGTGGGAACTTAACCCTAAATTTAAAGACGAGAAACGTCGTAGAATCTACGCTAGATTATTTAAGGGTGATAACCGGATCACACGTAACGCTGACGAGACCCTAGGATGGGTTCTAAGGGTGCCTTAAGCATCTTTAGGTACATTCTATCATGCACAACATTACAATACCATTGAAGACGATTTAACATGGCAAAAACATTTAACTATGATCAGAACACTAAAAAGGTTACACAAGTGGCAGAGGTCAGAGATACAAATACTCCAGCAGATAAAGAAGGTAAAACAATGGGTGACTTAATGACCCCAGAAGGTTTTAAAAAGGCGCAACCTGGATATTTAAGAAAATCTCATAAAAGCCCTTACTCATAAGGAATATTAATTATGTTTAGTATCTTACGCGGTGGAATCTTCGGTAAAGGAGGTTTATCAAAGAATTTAACGGACAGTCTGAAGAGAGCTCAAGGAAAAGGAACCCAGGCTTTTGGTAACAATATATTTGGACGAGCATTTAACACTGCTATAGCAGATCCAGCAGCAAACTCAGTTATAAGTAAATTAGCTGGTGCTGCTGGTGCTGCTGCTCCTTTAAGTCCTAGTAGTGTTGCTGACACTAAAGGCGGAATACTGGGAGCAGCTCTTAAAGATGTTCAAGGAAAAGCAAAGGCAACTCCAATGGCAGATTTGTTGAAAATAGATAAAAGTAAACCTAAATCTTCTACTAAATCTAAAGATTCACTCACAAGTCTCATTAAACAACTAGGACAAAATCCTATAGGTGATAGAGGTGGATTACCTGCTATAATGGGTGGTATGATTAATATCTAATGACTAACGTTTTATCCGCCCTACAATCTGACTTCAAATTATTCCTACAAGCACTCTGGGAGCAACTTGACTTACCACATCCAACACGTGCACAGTACTCAATTGCTGACTACTTACAGCATGGTCCGAAACGTCTCCAGATCCAAGCCTTCCGTGGTGTTGGTAAATCATGGATTACTGGAGCGTTTGTTCTATGGACCCTTTTTAAGGATCCTGAAAAGAAAATAATGATTATATCCGCATCTAAAGAACGTGCGGATAACATGTCTATCTTCCTACAAAAACTAATCATTGAAACTCCATGGCTAAAACATCTCCAACCGAAATCAGACGACTCTCGCTGGTCCCGAATAAGTTTCGACGTAAACTGCAGCCCACACCAAGCACCATCCGTAAAGTCGGTGGGCATAACTGGTCAGCTAACAGGAAGTCGCGCAGATTTAATGATTTTGGACGACATAGAGGTGCCTGGAAACTCCATGACGGAGTTAATGCGTGAAAAGTTACTTCAGCTCTGTACGGAAGCTGAATCCATCCTTACCCCCAAAAATGATAGCCGTATTATGTATCTCGGGACTCCTCAGACTACTTTTACTGTTTATCGTAAGTTGGCAGAGCGCTCGTACCGTCCATTCGTATGGCCAGCAAGATACCCCAGAAAAGGTAAACTTAGTCAGTACGAAGGACTCCTCGCCCCTCAAATAGTTGAGGATATTGATTCTGGTATAGATGAATGGGAATGTACAGACCCAGATAGATTTAATAATGACGACCTGTTGGAACGTGAAGCTTCGATGGGTCGTAGCAACTATATGTTGCAGTTCCAATTAGATACAAGTTTAAGTGATGCAGAGAAATTTCCCCTTAAGATGGCTGATCTGGTTGTCACTAGCGTTAATCCTAATCAAGCTCCCGACAACTGCGTATGGTGCTCCGACCCAAAGAACGTCATCAAAGAACTCCCGACGGTTGGACTCCCCGGAGACTACTTTTATTCTCCAATGCAGTTACAAGGAGACTGGACACCTTACACCGAAACAATTTGCAGCGTGGATCCCTCTGGCCGAGGAACAGATGAAACAGCTGCCGCCTTTATATCCCAAAAGAATGGATTCCTTTACCTCCATGAAATGCGAGCTTATAGAGACGGATACAGTGATAGGACACTCCTAGATATCCTTAGAGGTTGTAAGAAGTTTAATGTTACTAAATTAGTTATTGAAACTAACTTTGGTGATGGTATGGTTTCTGAACTCTTTAAGAAGCACCTCCAACAAACCAAACAAGCAATAGATGTAGAAGAAGTTAGAGCTAATGTTCGGAAAGAAGATCGCATCATTGATAGCATGGAGCCAATTCTTAATCAACATCGTTTGGTTGTTAACAAGTCTGTTATTGAATGGGATTATACATCTAATAAAGAAGCAGCTCCGGAAGAACGTCTTCAGTATATGCTTTTCTATCAGATGTCGAGAATGTGTAGAGAAAAAGGCGCTGTTAAACACGATGATAGATTGGACTGTTTGGCCCAAGGAGTCAAGTATTATACAGATGCAATGGGTATCTCCGCCTATGAAACAGTTAAATTACGTAAGCAAGAAGACTGGCAAGACACACTAGATACTTGGTTAGATGATCCTCAATCCGTAGCAAATCATATGGTCTTAGGTATGGATTTAGATCAACGAAGAAGAGCAAGAGGTAAGGTCGGTAAAAAGTCAGTCCCTACCTGGATTTAGTTAACAGGGCCATTATACAGGGAGAGAGAAGGGTGGACTCCCTCCCCCAAGGGGAAATCCGCTGTCTTTCAGACATCAATTTCCCCTTCTTAATACTTATATTATATATTTTCCCTTAAAGAACATACTAATATACTTCTAACAC